AAAATCTCGATGGGGATGCAGGTTTAAAAACTATTTATGTTGTACCAGATAATCAAAGGAATAAGAATTCAGACAACTTAGATAGTTATGAAGAATTGGAACAAGATATGACTTTTTATAATTCATTGTATGACAATAAAGAGAGTGATGAAGATGAGCAAGATTAAAGTTATAAAACCACAACCAAAGCAACATCTTTTTCTTAGTTGCCCTGCCGATATTGTAGTATATGGTGGGGCGGCAGGTGGTGGTAAAACGTATGCTCTTTTAATGGATGCTATGCGTTTTATTAATGATGGTTCTGCTAACTATACTATATTTAGAAGAACTACACCTGCCATTACAGCTAATGGTGGTTTATGGCAGACAGCTAAAAAATTATACTTTCCTTTTAATATAAGAACGAAGGGGCAACCTTTTTATGAAATTATTTTTCCTTCTGGGTACAATATTTCATTCCGTCATCTTCAATATGAGGATACCGTATTTGACTATCAGGGTGCTCAATTATCAGTCATTGCTTTTGACGAGCTGACACACTTTACGGAACAACAATTTTTTTATATGATGTCAAGAAACAGAAATTATGACGTTCATTCAAGCGTTAATTGTTATATAAGAGCAACTTGTAACCCAGACCCAGACAGTTGGGTGAGAAAACTTCTCGATTGGTACATTGGCGAAAATGGTTATGCTATTAAAGAAAGAAGCGGTAAAATCCGTTACTTTGCAAGAGTTGGCGATGCAATGTATTGGGGGAACACGAAGCAAGAAGTATTAGAACAAACCGATAATATTACATTATTGGATGAGCAAGATAAAGTGACTGAAAAGAACATAAAAAGTTTTTGCTTTATTGCTTCTTCATTAGAAGACAACCAAGCACTGATGCAAAGTGATAGTGGTTATGAAAGTAGCTTAAAAGCTCTTTCCCATATTGATTACGAAAGATTAAGAAAAGGAAACTGGAACATAAAAGCCTCTGGTGGCGAATTCTTTAAAGATGAATATTTTAATTATACAAGTACAATAAGAATGAAAGACATTGTAATGGTATGTAGAGCGTGGGACTTGGCAGGAACAGAAAAAGGAGAAAAAAAGAACAGTTCTCCAGACGCAACGGCATCTTGCCTTATGGCAAGATTAATTGACGGCTCTTTTGCTGTTTTAGAAGTTACAAATGATTGGTTAAGCCCCTCAAAGGTTAGACACCTTATTTGTGAAAAAGCAAAAAGTGATTATAAAAAGTTTGGAGATATTTACAAAATATTCTTGCCTCAAGACCCAGGTCAGGCAGGTAAAGCACAGGCACAAGCTTATGTGAAAATGCTTTCTGGTTACAATGTATCGACTAGTACAGTTAAAGGGGATAAAATAACAAGGGCAGAACCTTTTATGATACAAATGGAAAATAATAATGTTGTTATTTTTAAGAACGAAAAATGGAATGATAGTTACCAGTCGCAGATGGTATCCTTTCCAGAGGGAACACATGACGATATGGTTGACGCTACAAGCGATGCTTTTAACCAACTTTCCAACAAAGAAGATGAAACTGGATTATTGACTTTATCATTGCTCCGTGATATGTGATATAATATAGTTATATAAGGAGGTCGAAAAAATCATGAAGAAAAAAAACTTGGACAGCAGATTTGGTGATTTTTCTAAAAGTATGACAAGAAAATATAGAAGCAGGTCTCAATATGAATTTTCAACAGCTCAAATTGGTGAATATCAATTTGCAAAAAATGGGCTATATCAGAAGATTTGTTCAATTCCTGCACAAGATGCTCTAAAAAATGGTTATGAGATTTGCTCAAATAATGAAGAAATCGTTAATAATGATGAAACAAGTAAGATTAATAAAATATTATATAAATTTGATGTTGATGCAAAAATAGCAGAAGCAGTAACTTTTAGTAGGGCAACAGGTGGGGCAGTTATCTTTTTAAAACTTGATGATGGAGAAAGAATAGATACACCAGTTAATTTTAATCGTTTAATTAAACTGTATGGAATTAAAGTTTATAATGCGTCAGAAGTTTTACCTTTTACTTATTATTCTGATTATTCTGATGTTAAATATGGAGAGGTCGAAAAATATACAATTAATGACGAAAAAACTGGTAAAAGCTTCACAGTTCATTCTGACCGTCTTTTAATCTTTGATGGGCTAACAACCACAGGACTTGTTCGTTCTGCTCGTAATGGTTGGGGCGGTATGGTTTTTGATAATGTCAAAGACGAATTAAGCAGATATGATAGTGCTAACAGATTGAGTATATCTATCCTTAGCCGTTTATCACAAGGCATTTTAAAAATCGCAGGATTAAAACAAGCCGTAAACGCAGGTGAAGGGGAAAAGATGGTAAAGTATTTAGAATACACTGACAGCATGAGAAGTGTTATGAATACTTTATTATTGGATGATGCAGACAACTTTGATTTAAAGAACATGACGCTTGCAGGATATAAAGATATTATTGAGCAACAAGAAGTAGCACTTTCTGCTGTTTCTCAAATACCAATAACAATTCTCTTTGGTCGCTCCCCTGCAGGTATGAATGCCACAGGTGATGCCGATTTAGAAACTTATTATTCATTAGTAAAAAGAATTCAGGCTAATGATATTCAGAAAAATTTAGAAAGCTTCATTAATATAATTACAAAATGCAAAGACTATAAGATTAAGGAAAATGATTACCATATTAAATTTAATGAAGTAAAAATGCTAAATGAAAAAGAAAAAGCAGAAATTGAAAATAAAAAAGCAGATAGTTTGACAAAGATTGCGAATGCGGTTGAAACTTTACACGAATTAGGAGCTATTGATAATGACGAGATAGCAGAATATTTGGATAAAAAAACAGATTTCCCAATTAATCATAACTATGGCGGTGACAGGTAATGAAAATTTCAACACGCAAGTATACTTACCCGCTCAATATTGAGCGGGAGTATGTATACTTTTTAAAAAGGATTACAAAAGAATTAAGAAAAAACACTTTAAACAATTTGGACAAGATTTATGACATTGTTTTAAAATACAGAAAATTAAGACAGGATAGCGAGAATGATGAAATTGAAGAAGAAATTGATACAGATATTATTCTTCCTATTTTAGCTATTTTATCCTCTTATGTATTAAAACAAGAATTAGAAAGACTATATAATAGTGTTAGAAGTTATGTTACAAAAGATTTAGAAAAAGAAACACATAATGCCCTAAAAAAGACAGTACAAGAAGCAGAAACACTAGCACGGCTAAAGGAAGCCGAATATTCATTAGAAGATTACAAAGACGAATTTATACAAGATAATGAAGAATTAATAGAAAAACTAACAAATGATTATAGAAACAAATTAAAGCAAACAATCAAAAATTCTATTGACTATGGCTACCCAAAAGCTATGTTGGCTGATGAGATTAAAAAAAACTTACATACTATTGATAGTAGGGCAGAATTAATCGGTGTTGACCAAATAGGAAGGGCGACTGGAAGATTAAACCAATATTTTCAGCAAAAAATGGGCTGTAATAAATACATATGGCAAACAATGATGGATAGTCGTGTTCGTCCTGCTCATAGAGTAAGAGAGGGTAAAATATTTAATTGGAATAACCCTCCATATGACGGACACCCTGGTATGGCTATTAGATGCCGTTGTAAAGCCAAACCCGTTTTTGAAGATTAAATAAAAATGTGGTATAATTTAAAGGAAGGAGGGAAGAGAGTATGGCAAAGTTTAAAAGATTTGACACTTATTCCTTAAATGAAGCGAAAAAAGACGAAAATGGCTATTATCACGATAGTGCAATCGTTGGTCGGGTAGGATTATTAACTTATTATAACGCAGATGGTACTAAAAGGATTGAATATCGCCCACCGCAAGAAGCATTTAATGAAGATAGTCTGAAAACTTTAAAAGGTGTTCCCGTTACACATAAGCATCCATCTAAATTAATAAACGAAGACAGCTATAAAGACAGCTCTCCAGTAGGGGCGGTTTTATCAGAAGGAAGGCAAGATGGAGATAATATTGTCGCAGATGTTATCATTTATGACTTAAATTCTTGCGGAAATGACCGTGAGTTATCTTGCGGTTATACTGTTGAAACTATTGAAGAAGCAGGAACAACACCAGATGGAGAACACTATGACGCTCTACAGACCAATATTATTTACAACCATTTGGCAGTAGTCCCTAGAGGTCGTGCAGGTAATGCCCGATTAAATCTTGACGCTGAAGGAAATCAGTGCTATTATCTAAATAGCGAGAAAAAAAAGGAGGAAATCTCGATGAAGAAAATTAACATTGATAACAAAGAGTACGAAGTAGCAGAAGAAGTTGAAAAAGAACTTTCTAAAAGACAGGCACAATGCGATGCAAAAGACAGTGAAATTAAAGCTCTGAAAGAACAAATCAAAGCTGACGAAGCAAAATTCAAAGAAGATTTCGCAAAAGCAGTAAAAGCTCGTGTTGAACTTGAAAAAACCGCTAGTGAATACAAGGTAGAAAAAGCCGATGAAATGGATGAGAAAACTATTAAGACTGAAATCATTAAAAAAGTTTTCCCTAAGATTTCTTTAGACGGCAAGGACGATGCTTATATCGAAGCTATGTTCGATATTGCAAAGACACAAGAAGTAGAACATAAAGACGCTATCGCAGAAAACAACAAAAAGATGGAAGAAGTAAAGAAAACACAAAAAACTGATAGTAAAGAATTAAGCATTGACAATATTGAGGATTTTGAATTTTAAAAAAATTGTGTTATAATGTATATGTAAAAAATATAAAGGAGGAAAAACTCATGGCATGGTATGACAATGGTGAAAAAGGTATGGTTGGACAAATTGCTGACCTTACTCTCAGACGAGTAGAAAGTTTCCCTGCAGGTGGTTCTATTAAGGCAGGTTCTTTAGTAAAACTTGATACTACTAAATCAAAGGTTCTTAAATTGAATGATGATGCAGACAAGGATGCTATTTTAGGCGTTGCTCTGAAAGATAATAAAGAAATTTATTCTGATGGTTATACTTATCATGAAGGCGACACCGTAGCAGTTCTTACTGAAGGCGATGTTTATATGGCAGTAAGCGGTAACGCTAAATACGGTCAGAACTTCACAGTTGCAGATGGTGCTGATACCTTAGTTCTTACAGCAGTTGATGCAGGTACTGAAGGAGCAGTAGATAAACTCATGGCAGTAGAAAATGGTTCTAACCTTATCGCCGTAAGAGTTAAAGGTTAATAGGGAGGTAAAATAAAATGGCTAATGAAAAGACTATGAGACTTATTAAACAGGCTCAGGATTGCATTTCCGATGTAATCGCTAATGAGGCTGAAAACCGTTCTCAAAGCGGTGCAGTATATAATGCTGATGATTTGAGTGCGTTTGTTGCTCATGAATTAACTTATAACCGTGCAAAGGCTCTTGAAAAAATGCAAGCTCCTTTAAGTGCTTTTGGAATTTTCGATGTATCCACCGATATTCCAGAAGGTGCTGAAAGTGCAGTACAGAAGATTTATAGTAAGGTAGGTATGGCAAAGATTGTCTCCAACTATGCAGACGATATTCCTCTTTCTGATGTATACGCAGAAGAAGTACCTGTAAAGGTTAAAACCGTTGCTACCTCTTATCAATATTCCGTACAGGATATTCTTAACAGTGCTTTTGCTAATGTTCGCCTAACTGAAAGAAAGGCAGCATCCGCTTATCATTATATCGACAAGAAGATTAATGACATTGCTTGGAACGGTGATGCTGAACATGGTATTACAGGTTTCCTTGCTAATCCTTATGTAACTGTTTATAATGTAAAGGCAGATGGAACTGGCTCTTCAACTAAACTTGAAGACAAAACCCCTGCTCAGATGTTCCGTGATGTAAATGAGATTATTGATAGCGTAGCAAACAACACTAAAGGACAGATTGTTCCAAATAAAGTTTTGCTTGACCCTGCTCTTTATAATCTGATTGCTGAAACCTTATTTGTAGACGCAAACGGAAATGCAAAGACCCAGACCGTTCTTGAAATGGTAAAAAATAATCATCCAGAGATTTCCGATTTCGTAAAGGTTTATGAATTGGCAGGAAGTGGAGCAATTATCGCAGGTAATTTTGAAGCAGAGTATGCTCGCCTCGAAGTACCTAAACGTGCATCCCAAGAACCTGTACAAAGAAAGAACCTTGCATTCGTTATCCCTGTTTGGGGTAGAGTTGTTGGTGTTACCGTAAATTACCCAATGGCTTTCTCCAAGGCTACTGGACTTTAATACAACAAAAAGAGAGAGGATTTAGTCCCCTCTCTTTTTTTATTTTTTTTTGATTACCTTAATATCAATCTCTTCTTCTATTTTTTCTCTTTTTAGGCATTTCATCAACCTGCAATAAGTTATTCTTTCTTTTATTTTTTTAGTGACGATAATTTCTCCGAACTCTTTTGCTACTTTTTCAATTTTATCTTGTTCTTCCATTTTTTATATCCTCTTATATCACTTTGTACAGGGCATAACCTTTTGTTTTAATATCTATTATTTCGTTTTGGTCATTTTCAATAAGAACTTCTACTTTTTTTCTCGTATTTTTTACTCTTTTTAGGTGTTTAAAGTATTTGTTGTTTGTTTGTTTTAGATTTTCTGAAACAAAGAATACATAATTATTTTTATTTTGCATAAAATTACAAAGGCGGATATCTAAATCTTTACCCTCAAGAATATTAAAGAAAATAATAGTTTTCGCAATTTGGTATAATTCCTCGTTATAAGTATTTATTAATGAATCTACATTTGGGAGTTTATAGTCTTCTATTTTTGTTAGATTGGCGGGAATTTTAACTTTTAAGCGATGCCCATCTTCTTCTTTTGTTGCTATGTATAAGTTTTTAATATTTTCGTGTGTGTAGTTGACACAATACATTTCCTCTAATAACGCATTTATTAATCTTTTATTTTTACCTGTCATTTCTTTAAAAGGTGTATCTAAAACTACCAAAACATCATTTCCAATAATATAATCATAGATTTCTTCGATGACTACATATTGATTTCTGACTACTTTCTTACTCATTTTAAATAATCCTCCATTTTAATAACTTTTGGGTTTATTTTTTGATTATTTAAATTACTTTTATAATTTAAATAATTTTTTTCTTCTTTTAGTAGTTCTTCTTCATTTTTTGATTTTAATTGATTATAATAAAAATCAAACACATCACTGGTCTCATTACATTCGCTATCCTCAACTAACATTATGGTAGCATCAATTCTTCTATTGTTTTTCTCTGTGATGTATTCGTCCAGAGCAGGAAGTTTTTTAATTAAGAAATAATTAATAGTAATATTCGCTAGTTCATAAAATTCAAAACAATTTATTATATGTAACCTAGCTATAAATTCTACCTCTGCATCAGTTAAATCTTCTTTAGAAGCTTTTTTAAATAAATTTTCTAACGGTTTAATATCCCCAACTTCTTCTTCTTTTAAGTCTTTTAAATAATTTAAAATCACTTGTTTTTCATAAAGATTGGTTGGTATACCAGAACCTATTTTTTTTATAATCTCATTTCTTTCCATTTTTGTTTACCCTCCATTTTATATTTTAAACAGGGGAGAGGATTTTCTCCCCTGTTTTTTTATTTTATTTAATATAATTTTGTAATCCTTCAAAAGTAACAGCAGGTAATCCTTTTAAATACTTGTCCATTACTTTGTCCATTACTTTTACAAAAGCGATATAAGGAAGTGGATTTACCTTTCTTTCTCTTTCTTTTTCCATCTCGTACATTTCTTTTATTCTTTTAGAATATTCCAGTTTTAAATATCTTTTTGCGTCTGTTTTTGATATATCTTCATATTTACTAACCATATCATATAATATTTCCTTTATATGGTTATAGCCAAAGAATAATCTCATTTTTTCTGCTTCTTTTGTATCTTCGTTTAATTTTTTTTCGAATTCTATTTTCTCTTGTTCTGCTAAAATCTTGTTTAATTCTTTCTCTGTTAAAACTTTCATTTTATCCACCATTTTTAACCTTTCTTTTTTTATATCTTATTCTTACGTCTAAGATAAAAGAGTTTTTGATTCGCTCTTCCTTTATCTTATCTCTATTGTACCAGATTATTTTTTGAAAAGCAAGTTTTAAAACAAGATTTTTAAAAAATTTTTATTTTTTTTAGAGTGAATATTTATTCATAAAAAATGAATATTTATACTTTTTACAAAATCCTATAAAAATTTCAAAGTTTATAGGAAAAATCGGGAAATATAGGAAAATGAAAATTTATAAAGGAACATATGTTTTAATGTTAACCATCTATCAGTTTTTGGTTGACAATCATTTTCCGATTTT